AGTAACAACAACAACAATTTTGTAATTCATCAAGAATTACCTAATCTCCTTCACTTCAACTCAACTCAATCTAACTCAATCCAATCCAACCCAACCCAACTCAGACTCAGCTCAGCCAGTACAACAGATGGCAAAACAGGCTACAGCAGATATACGTTACACCACAAACGCCTTCACTTCGGTGGGGACTGTAGCTCACCAGTTCGCACAGACGGCACTCAGCAAGTATGCCAAGAACAACTTAGACGTTGCCGTGATCTTCCCGTACAACGCCTCCGATATGGACTTTGAAGCAGTCAAAGAAGCTTTACCTGCTAATACCATAATACAGGAGGCAGCTAACGATCAAGTCACACCTCATGCACACCTGAAATTTTTCTCTGACAGGCTTCGGAAGAAAATAAACTTTGTCGACCTCCTTGACCGCAACGTCAAACTCGTCGGCCCCAAACACTGTAAGGGAGAGTTCGACAATCTCACGGCTGGTTCCGTACACGCGTGTCACATCAGACCCGCCATGATGGACCGGACGAGACGTCAGGAGAACCTCGTCACGTTGAAGAAACGTCGCGCCCGCCTCGAGAGGGACATACAACTCAAGGAAAGAGTCCTAGAAGCCTCGCGCGAAACAGCAAGTCGCACAGACCTGGTGAAAATCCAAGATCCTCGGCGATATCAAGAGGCTATCCGAGTCCTCGGCGAGATCGAAGACGAAGTCGAATCGCTCGAACTAGAGAAGCTCGCTCTAGAACGTCGCTTGACCGCTATCGAGGATAACGAGTCCGTGGAAAACGGTCTTGCCTGTAACGTCGGTGTCGAGAACTGCAGTGTACCCGCCGACGTCATAGTTATGAACGATTCCGGTTACGATGTCAAGCTGAGACCACTCCTCGAACAGGCGAACAAGATCGGCGCGCAAGAAATATACGCCGTAATGATCCTACCCTACGGTCTCGCCTTCATGCGCGAATACACCTCCGAGGAACTCCGTGTGAAGTTCATAGCCCGCGGAAGGGGTTTTGCGATGGTTCACTTGGGGGATATGAGCAACGGTTATGTCCACGACTCAGACATTGCGATGGAGTTCATCAAGCACCGCATCTTCCGAGTCAACGGATCTAGCTGGAAGGCCGAGATAATCGACAACATAGCGGAAATGGTCCTTATGCGGATCACTCCCGCCTCCATGGCTGAGGTCACGGTCACTAGGCTGATGCCTACGAAGTTCGACGACTATGTCGTAGTCCCAGATCCATTCCAGTTCTTCCGCCCAGCTCCGAGAGTCGTTCCAATACTCGTCAACAAGACTAAGCTGGTCAACGCCGTCGCTACTGTAGTCCGCTGTAAGACCAATGTCCGCGAATCCAAGATCCGAGACATCGCAGCTCATGCTCAGACACTGTATTACTCGGTTCAGATCGGCAACACCTCTCTTCAAAAAGGGGCCGTCACCGATAATGAGCAGATGGACGTCATAACGCTCCTAGCTCTCATCGAAGGTGACTTCAGGTTCTCGCGGATAGAGCAAGCTTATCGCTATGCTCACCCCGATCTCACCGCGTCCATAAAGCAACGGCTTTCAGGCATGCTCGGTGGGGTTTTGCGCGAACTATTTCCAGCAGTCTGGAGCTTCTTTACGGCCACTCGTGTCGAGAAGTACATTGGTATGAAAGTCGATCTACGCGATTCCCTGGTGTGGGACGACAATATCAGCTGTAAGCCGAAGACGGCCGCTCAGATACTCTCAGACATATATACAAGCTGGAAGCTCGCGATGGCTAGCATTGCCGACGCCGTAATCGGGATAGACGTTTATACCGTCGCCGAAGCAACGGTACGCGATCCATCCGTCGAGACACTTTTCGAGTATTCGCCCGTTCCAGCCGACGACGACAGCGACGACGACTCCAGTGCCACGTTCTACAATGCAGTCGACTACGACACAGCCATGCAGACCCATCTTGCCAACCGCGAGGGACGCGAGGCGCGACTGCGCGAAGCGGAAAAGCTCGTTGGGGCAAAGGAAACAGACGAAATCGCAGCCGTCACTCCCAACTTGCCGGATGCGCCATCGCGACCGGCACGCGAAGCGTCGACGGCGGGTGTACACGATCTTTCTGCCGTCGTACCCGCACGCATAACGCTCGACTCCCTCGAAAAGGTTCCAAACGAGGATATGTGCCCCTTGAGTAAAGCTGCTGCGCTCTATAATACGATGCGCTTCAAGGACGGAAACCTCCAGCCGCTCTCTCCGGCACAGATTCGTCAGCTCATGAAGACTTTTACCTTCAAAGGGAGGACACACCAGGTCACTTACCCCTTACCGAAGATAGAGAACGCCATCGCCAACCTTCGATTCAACTACTTCGTCGACTCGTGCGTATGTCCTCACGATCGACTGCAGGCCCTGAAGGAAGCCGTTTACGACATAACGAAAGAAGTAGAAGAAGTCGAACTTTGGCGCTCGGTGCCAGAGCGCAAAGTTAGGGTGACTAACGGCTTCGCCGGCTGCGGTAAGACCACGCTAGTGATGGCCGAGTTCGACGCTCTCACGGATACGTACCTCGCTCCCATTTCTGGGGTCGTCGGAAGTACGTTCAACGACCTCAAGAAACACTGTAGGCCCCACAAACCCCGCGTTTTTACTCACGAAAAACTCCGCTTTGTCCCCAGGAAGGGGCGTCGTTTGTACATAGATGAGGCCTCCGTCTTTACCGTCGGGTATCTGTGCTTGCTGCTCGCGTACTTCGACTATGAGGAGTATGTCCTCATCGGCGACTACCGGCAGCACTCCGCCATGAGCCCGACCGGTATACAGGATACCACTGACGACTTCACTGACTTGGTTCCCGCCGACGCGATCACTCGGTGCTTCTACACCTTTCGCTTCGGGCCCTCTGCCGGCCTACTGCTCAACATGACGGCAGACTATCCAGTCTTCTCGCTCGCGAATCACGATACCAAGGTCAAGGTCCTGGATCTCGACGAGTTTAGCGAAGCTTGTAAGGCCGAGGTCACCATGACCGTCACAGAAGCGACGGCCACGGACTACGCCCACGCCGACGCAGTTACTGGACGCTCCCAACAGGGCATGACCGTGGCTTCGGCGAACGTGTTGCTCGCCCCCGCGGACATAATCGCGGCCAACGCTTTTAGTTCGAACCCGGTCGTGAATTTCTCCAGGGCCAAGTACGACCTGACGCTCTATGTCGATCGCACTTCCAAGGCGACGAAGCTCACGAAGAATCTCGCAGCCTTCGAAGCCAACTACTCGGCTATCTTTAACCTCGTCATCCCGGATACATTCGATGCCGAACAGGGTTTTTAGAGCGCGCGCGAATTGCGAACACCCCGCTTCCAGACGCGTACGATCTTCTGTCACACCGCAACGCCTTCAACTACACCCCAGAGCTTTTGTACGTCTTTGCCGTGGCAAAGAAAGAGACGAGCTCCACTTTACTCGGGGCCGCACACCACGATGCTACCACTATCAAACCGGAGACTTCATACCGGTTCAAGACCCGCGACCCAGTCGCTCCTCCCGAGTTAAATTTCGGTTCTCTCGATCGACCCCTTCTCGGTAAGGCGTACGAACAGGGCCAGATGTGGCAGACGATAACTACGCAACTCGCGCGCTATAGCAAAGCAAATCCGACGCATCCGAACGTTCACTATCTAGAACATCTCGACTCGTTTACGCGCATATTCGCCACCCGTTTTTTCCGGACACACAAGCCCGTACCGGTCACCAACGAGCTTCTCGCTAAGCACCTCAAGCCCGTCATAGAGAAGTTCCTCGAGAAAGGCAGTCACTTCCAGGATTTGTACATCGCCCTCTGCGATCGCAGGCAAGCCTTTCGCATTCATTTCTTCCTCAAACGTATCATCAAGGCCTCACTTTCACGCTGCAACGCCGCAAACAAGGTCGGGCAGGGTATATCCGCCTGGCCCAAACAGCTGAACGCAGTCTATTGCGCTATCTTTCGAGCGATCGAGGAGCGATTCCGCGACGTCCTCCTTCCGCACGTGCTCTACGAGAACGGCAACAGGATGGCCGACATAGACGCATTCGTCGCCAAGCGCTTCGACGGCTCCCTCGAATCCTTTACGAACGATTTCACGTGCTACGATGAGCACCAAGACGCCACCACACAACTCCTAGAAGACGCCGTCCTACAGCTGTTCATGCCCTCGCAGTACCTCTGGCTGTATCGCCAGATGCGCCTTCGAGCGAAGCAGACCTCCAAACAACTCTCGCTCTGGAACCAAGGCGCGAAGAACTCCGGCGAATCCGCCACGCTTTTCACCAACACTCTGGTCAATATGTTCGTAATGGCTCTAACCACCGAGGTCCGCGGTGCTAAGCTCGAGATGTACAAAGGCGACGACCAGGTCGTCAACGCCGTCAGCATCGAGCTCAGGAACATGCTCGCCGACAAGAATCTCGAGCCACCGAAGTTCAAGTCCGACCTAGACTATCCGCTGTTCCCGGACTTCGCCTCGTACTACCTTAGCCCCTACGGCATCATACCAGACGTTGCGAAGATCTTGGCCAAGTTCCTGTCCAAGGATCATCAGGCAAGAACCGAATACTTCGCCGAACTCAAGACCGGTCTCAGCGATCACCGCACCTTTCTCTCTCCAGAGAAATGGATTTTCCTTCGCGGCGCCTATTCACACGTCTACGGATGGGATGAACACGTCTGCGACATGTTGCTCGCGACCTTCAATTGGTACACGAGTTCTCACTCGACTGCCTCCGACCAACTAGTGGGTTTTAATGCCCTCATGGCGAACGGCAACCTCAGGGAGATATCGATGTCAGATGTTCAGTTGAATGTGAAGAAGTCAAAACAGGCCCCCATACGGGTAAAGTCGTTGTTTTGAATCTTGCACTCTAAAAAAAAAA